CAGATTATCCGTGACCTTTTCGGCATTCTGAAGCCAAACGGCTATAGACAGTTCAACACCGCCTACATCGAAATACCAAAGAAAATGGGAAAATCCGAGCTTGCGGCTGCGGTTGCCCTTTTATTATGCTGTGGCGACGGTGAGGAACGAGCAGAAGTTTACGGCTGCGCCGCAGACCGTCAACAAGCCTCTATCGTTTTCGAGGTTGCTGCCGATATGGTGCGTATGTGTCCCGCGCTTGCAAAGCGTGTAAAAATACTCACGGCGGCAAAAAGAATACAGTTCTTACCCACAAACAGTTTTTATCAGGTTCTCTCGGCAGAAGCCTATTCCAAACACGGCTTTAATATCCACGGCGTTGTGTTCGATGAGCTTCATACGCAACCGAACAGAAAGCTCTTTGACGTTATGACAAAGGGTTCGGGTGATGCCCGTATGCAACCTTTGTATTTCCTTATAACCACTGCGGGAACGGACACAAAGTCCATCTGCTACGAAACCCATCAAAAGGCAAAAGATATTCTCGAAGGCAGAAAAATCGACCCAACTTTCTATCCCGTCATATACGGCGCAGACGAGGAGGACGATTGGACAGATCCGAAAGTGTGGAAAAAAGCCAACCCTTCCCTCGGGGTAACGGTGGATATTGAAAAAGTACGCACCGCCTGTGAGTCCGCAAAGCAGAACCCGGCAGAAGAAAACTCCTTCCGTCAGTTGCGCCTAAATCAATGGGTGAAGCAAGCGGTAAGGTGGATGCCGATGGAAAAGTGGGACAAATGCGCCTTTGCTGTAAGCGAAGATGAGCTTGAAGGGCGTGTTTGTTACGGCGGGCTTGACCTTTCATCGACTACGGATATTACGGCATTCGTGCTTGTGTTTCCGCCTACGGATGAGGATGACAGATTTGTGGTTCTCCCGTATTTTTGGATTCCCGAGGATTGCCTCGATGTCCGTGTGAGGCGCGACCACGTGCCGTATGATTTGTGGGAGCGTCAAGAATATTTACAAACGACCGAAGGCAATGTTATCCATTACGGATACATTGAAAAATTTATAGAACGGCTCGGAGAAAAATACAACATCCGAGAGATTGCCTTTGACCGATGGGGTGCGGTACAGATGGTACAGAACCTTGAAGGTATGGGCTTTACCGTTGTTCCCTTTGGGCAGGGCTTTAAGGATATGAGTCCGCCTACCAAAGAGCTTATGACCCTCGTTCTGGGCGAGAAGATTGCCCACGGCGGTCATCCCGTCCTTCGGTGGATGATGGATAACATTTATATACGAACCGACCCTGCGGGAAATATAAAACCCGACAAGGAAAAGTCTACGGAAAAGATAGACGGAGCCGTTGCAACCATTATGGCGCTTGACCGCGCAATCCGTTGTGGCAACGATTCAAGTGCTAGCGTCTACGATAATCGTGGGCTTTTGTTTATTTAAGGAGGATTGACAATGGGACTTTTTTCAGGACTGTTCCGTTCACGGGATAAGCCTACAAACAAAACGGCAGGCAGTTCCTATGCCTTTTATATGGGAGGTAGCACGGCAGGAAAACCCGTTACTGAGCGTTCTGCGATGCAGATGACGGCGGTGTATTCCTGTGTGCGTATCCTTGCGGAGGCAATAGCGGGATTGCCACTGCATTTATACCGATACAAAGAGGATGGCAGCAAAGAAAAAGCCGTAGACCATCCGCTATATTTACTGCTTCACGACGAGCCGAACCCCGAAATGTCAAGTTTTGTTTTCAGGGAGACGCTTATGACGCACCTTTTGCTTTGGGGTAATGCGTATGCGCAAATTATCCGAAACGGTAAAGGTGAGGTCGTGGCGCTTTATCCTTTGATGCCGAACAAGATGTCGGTTGACCGAGATGAGAACGGAAAACTGTATTACACCTACACCCGTTCCACAGAGGAAGCGCCTACGATGGAAAACGGCTCGGTTACCTTAAAACCGAGTGACGTTCTGCATATTCCCGGACTTGGCTTTGACGGGCTTGTCGGATATAGTCCCATAGCAATGGCAAAGAACGCTATCGGTATGGCTATCGCCTGCGAAGAGTATGGTGCCAAGTTCTTTGCCAACGGCGCTGCGCCAAGCGGTGTGCTTGAACACCCCGGCACTATCAAAGACCCCGGCAGAGTCCGTGAGGCTTGGCAGAGTCAGTTTGGCGGAAGCGGTAACTCGGGTAAGGTTGCCGTGCTTGAAGAAGGTATGAAATATACGCCTATTTCTATCTCTCCCGACCAAGCACAGTTCCTTGAAACCCGCAAATTCCAAATTAACGAAATTGCTCGTATTTTTAGAGTCCCGCCCCATATGGTAGGCGACCTTGAAAAGTCGAGCTTTTCTAATATAGAGCAGCAGTCCTTGGAATTCGTAAAATACACGCTCGACCCTTGGGTCATACGTTGGGAGCAATCCCTCGCAAGAGCGCTATTCTCTCAAGACGAAAAGAAGGCATATTTTGTGAAGTTCAACCTTGAAGGTCTGCTTCGCGGTGATTACGTAAGCCGTATGAACGGCTACTCCATCGCAAGGCAGAATGGTTGGATGAGCGCAAACGATATCCGTGAGCTTGAGAACCTTGACAGAATTCCCGCCGAAGAGGGCGGCGACCTCTATCTTATCAACGGCAATATGCTCCCCCTTGGGAACGCGGGAGCCTTTGCAAATATAACACCAAATAACGACAAGGAGGAAAATTCCGATGAAGAAACCCAAAGCACAGAAGTTTTGGAAGTGGAGGAACGAAGCGGAAAGCGAATCACCCGCAACCGAAAGAGTCCTTGAACTTTACGGAACGATAGCCGAGGAAAGTTGGTTTGACGATGACGTCACACCGCAAATGTTCAGAGATGAGCTTTTTGCGGGTAATGGAGATGTGGTCGTTTGGATTAACTCTCCGGGAGGCGATTGTGTGGCGGCGAGTCAGATTTATTCGATGCTGATGGACTATAAGGGCAACGTCACTGTCAAGATTGACGGCATTGCGGCATCTGCTGCATCTGTCATTGCGATGGCAGGAACGAAGGTGCTTATGGCTCCTACGGCGCTGATGATGATTCACAACCCTGCGACTATGGCCTTTGGCGACCACGAAGATATGCAAAAAGCCATAGATATGCTTGCGGAGGTCAAGGAATCCATTATTAACGCCTACGAAATCAAGACAAATCTCTCTCGCGCAAAGCTCTCGCACCTTATGGATTCTGAAACTTGGATGAACGCAAATAAAGCTATCGAACTCGGCTTTGCTGATGATGTCCTTACGGATGAGAAGTTGGCTGTCGAAGTTCCTGCTTATGCGTTTTCAGGCAAAGAAGTCGCAAACAGGCTATACAACAAAATCGCTGCCAAAGCGAACCCCGCACCCAAAACTACCGAACCTACGGCTGAAGAGCCGACCACACCCCAAGGTCGTTCCTACGATGAACTTATGGAACGCCTCAACCTTATGAAATATTAAAATTTGGAGGATTTATTATGACTATCAACGAACTGCGCACCAAGCGCGCAAAAGCGTGGGAGTCTGCCAAGGCATTCCTTGACTCTCACAGAAACGACAAGGGCGTTCTCTCTGCCGAGGATGACGCTACTTATGCACGTATGGAGAACGATATCACCGAACTCGGCAAGGAAATCGCAAGAATGGAGCGCCTTGAGGCTATGGATGCAGAGATGTCCAAGCCCGTAAGCACTCCTATCATCGAGAAGCCCGAGGCCACCAAGGTGGAAACCAAGGTCGGTAGAGCTACCGAGGATTACAAAAAGGCTTTCTGGAATCACGCAAGAAAGCGTGACTCTTACGAAGTCCGCAACGCACTTCAGATCGGCACGGATTCCGAGGGTGGTTATCTTGTTCCCGACACCTTCGAGAGAACCCTTATCTCCGCACTTGAAGCTGAAAACGTAATCCGTAAGCACGCTCACGTATTTACGACTTCTCACGGCTCTCACAAAATCCCTGTTGTATCCACCCGTGGCACTGCGGCTTGGGTTGACGAGGAAGGACAGATTCCCGAGAGCGATGACGCATTCGGTCAGCAGCTCATCGGCGCTCACAAGGTAGCAACCCTTATCAAGGTTTCCGAGGAGCTTCTCAACGACTCCGCTTTTGACCTTGAGGGCTATTTCACTACCGAGTTTGCCCGTCGTATCGGCAACGCAGAGGAGGCGGCATTCATCTCCGGCAACGGTACCGGCAAGCCTACCGGCATCCTCGCAGATGTTGGCGGCGCTGAAATCGGTGTAACCACTGCATCCGAAACCGACATCACCGCAGATGAGCTTATTGACCTTTTCTATTCCCTCAAGTCGCCTTATCGCAAGAAGGCTATTTGGGTACTCAACGATAGCACCATCAAGGCTATCCGCAAGCTCAAGGATAAGAATGGTCAGTACCTCTGGCAGCCCGCACTCCGTGATGGTGAGTATGACACCATTCTCGGCAAGCGTATCTTCACTTCGCCTTACGCTCCTACCGTTGGCGCAGGTGCAAAGACCATCGCATTCGGTGACTTCTCCTACTACTGGATTGGTGACCGTCAGGGTGTGTCCTTCAAGCGCCTCAACGAGCGTTATGCCGACACGGGTCAGGTTGGCTTTATTGCTACCAAGCGCGTGGACGCAAAGCTCATTCTTCCCGAAGCCATCAAGGTGCTTCAGCAGAAAGGCACTGCAACCGAGTGATAAAAGGAGGCTGGAACGATGGATGATTTACTGATTCGTGTAAAAAGAAACCTTAATCTCGAACACGATGCGGACGACAATATCGTTACAGCCTTCATTCTTTCTGCCATCGCCTATGCCGAGGGTTATCAGCATCTCCCGGCGGGAACTTATACCGAAAAACCTATGTCCGAGGTCACAAAGCAAGGAGTAACAATGCTTGCTACACATTTTTATGAGTCACGTGACGGCGGCACAGGCGGGTTCTTTGCGGATAACCCTCAAGCATCAAAGCAGTCGTGGGATACAATCCATACGCTTTTACGCATCGATAGAGATTGGAAGGTGTGATATGAGTATCGGAAAAATGAATACCATAATCGACATCGGGATTTTCAAAAACATCAAGGATGCGGAGGGGTTTGCTACTTCCGTTTATGAAGGCGTTGCCTCTGTTCGTGCCTACCGAGAAGGACGGCACGGCTCACAGAGGTGGGCAAACCTTGCCGCTTTCAGCGATGCAACCGACCTTTTCCGCATCCGCACAATTCCCGGCATTAAAATTACAACCGACCACATTCTTTATTGTGGCGGAGAAAAATATGACATTATTTCGGTCGAAGACGTGCGTGGGCGCGGGATGTACCTTGAAGTGATGGCAAGAAAGGTGGTGGCTACCCGTGGCTAAAGCAGAAATCCAAATGCCCGACGAGTTTTTGAAGAAACTTTCGACCTTGGGCAAGAAAACAGACGAGATTGTCGAGAGCGTCCTTGAGGCAGGCGGTGAGGTGGTGCTTGCGAAAGTCAAAAGCACCCTTGCATCTGTTGTCGGCAAGGACACAAAAGTTCGCTCCCGTTCTACGGGTGAACTTGAACGCTCCCTTGGTATGACAAGCGCAAGAGTGGACAGGAACGGCAATCACAATATAAAAATTGGTTTTGCAGAACCCCGTTCCGATGGTGAAAGCAATGCGAAAATTGCTAATATCCTCGAATATGGAAGGCACGGTCAGCCAGCAAAGCCTTTTTTGAAGCCTGCAAAAACCGCATCTAAAAGTGCGTGTGAGGCGGCTATGGCACGAAAGTTTGAAGAGGAGGTCAAAAAAATATGAGCATCCTTGCAAATATCAATACGGCGCTCACACCCCTTGGCATACCCATTGAAACGGGTGTCTTTAGTGAGGTTGCGCCCGACAAGTATATTGTCATCGTACCTCTTAACGATTCTTTTGGCGTAAACGCAGACAATGCGCCTACGTATGACGTGCAAGAAGCACGAATTTCTCTTTATTGTAAGGGCAACTACGGTGCAGACAAAAACAGAATAATCCGCGCACTGCTTTCGGCGGACTTGACCATAACAAGCAGACAGTATATCGGCTATGAAAACGATACGGGCTACCACCATTATGTGGTTGACGTAGCCAATCATTATGAAATGGAGGATATTTAACCTATGGCAACTATAGGACTCGACAAACTGTACTACGCCAAGATTACGGAAGACGCAAACGGCAACGAAACCTATGCGACTCCGACTTCCTTGGCAAAAGCAATGACCGCAGACCTTTCTGTGGAACTTTCCGAAGCAACGCTTTATGCCGATGACGGTGCCGCTGAAATCGTGAAGGAGTTTAAGAGTGGCACTCTTTCCCTTGGCATTGACGAGCTTGGCGCTGCGGTAGCATCCGACCTCACAGGTGCGGTGATTGATGCAAACGGCGTTATCGTTTCGACTTCCGAGGATGGTGGCGCTCCCGTGGCTATCGGCTTCCGTGCAAAGAAAGCTAACGGCAAGTACAAGTATTATTGGCTTTACCGCGTAAAATTCGGTATTCCCGCTACCAACCTTGCTACCAAGGGCGATAGCATCACTTTCTCTACTCCTACCATCGAAGGCACGATTCTTTGTCGTAACAAGGTGGACGGCAAGGGCAAGCACCCGTGGAAGGCAGAGGTCACCGAGGGTGATACTACTGTTTCCGCAACCACAATCAGCAATTGGTATAAGGAGGTCTATGAGCCTTCGTATACCGCACCCGCAAACGAAGGAGGTAACGACTAATGACTACGGATCGTACTACCAATATCACCATTGGCGGTGATGAATACACCCTTGTTCTCACCACCAAGGCTACCAAGGAAATCGCAGGTCGTTACGGCGGTCTTGAGAACCTTGGCGACAAGCTGATGAAGAGTGAGAATTTTGAGATGGCGATTGGCGAAATCGTATGGCTTATTACGCTTCTCGCAAATCAGTCCATCCTTATTTTCAACCTTAAAAACAGAGACAATCCGAAGCCTCTGCTTACCGAGGAGGAGGTAGAAATTCTTACCGTTCCTTCCGAACTCGCAACCTATAAGGAGGCTATTACCGAGGCTCTTTATAAGGGTACGAAGCGCAATGTAGAAAGCGAGGCAGACCCAAAAAACGCGGCGGTCGAGTAAGTGACGAAGAGTTATTTACTCGGCTTCTTTATTACGGCATAGCCCATCTCCATCTGACCATAGAGGAGGTGGCGCTTTTGCCGTTTGGTTTGCTTCTTGACCTTTGGGAGTGCCATAAACAGTTCTCGGGCATTTCCAAGCCTAAACGTGAGCATTTCATCGATGACATCATTCCCGATGGAGTGTAGCCACAGAATGCTAGACGAAGGAGGTGGTGCAAGTGGCAGATAAATTTGGACTAAAAATCGGTCTTGAGGGCGAAAAAGAATTCAAACAGTCCTTGGCGGATATCAATTCCGCTTTCAAAGTCCTCGGCTCGGAAATGAAGCTGGTGGAATCGCAGTTCGATAAAAACGACCATTCTGTCGAAGCACTCACCGCCAGAAACGAAGTTCTGGGCAAGCAGATCGATGCGCAAAAGGAGAAAATCGAAGTTCTCCGTGCCGCCCTGAAAAACGCAGCCGAATCATTCGGTGAGAACGATAAGCGTACACAGGCGTGGCAAATTCAATTAAATAACGCAGAAGCCTCCCTCAACAAGATGGAGCGCGTACTGCAAGACAATAATAGCGCCCTCGACAACGCAAGCAAAGGTATGGACGACGCAGGCAAAGAAGCCGATGACATGGGTGATGAGGTTGAGGATGCGGGTAAACAAGCGGACGATGCCGGGGGCAAGTTTGAAGCCCTCGGT